CGGAAATCGCAGGTCTTGTAGTGCGTCATCGGTGTGATAACCGTGCCTGCGTGAACCCTGAACATCTTGAGATCGGGACTCAAAAAGACAACATCATGGATGCAATAGAGCGAGGCAGCTTCACCATCGGAAGCAATAATGGATGTGCAAAGTTGACTGAAGAACAAGTCAAACAAATAAGGAATCTCGCAAAGACAAGTACTCAAAGGTCTTTATCTAAGTATTTTGGAGTAAGCCCAACTCAAATTTGGAAGATTATCAATAGGAAGAAATGGGCTCATGTAGCCTGACCTATTTTTCGAACCGCGCAGACAGCGCGGCGTGCTTAGGGCGGCTAGGTCAGCGCCCGTTTTTTACAACTGTTCGGCTATGCCGGCGATGACTTGATGGCTGCCTACTACAACGAGATCGACCCATACGCCGCGCAGTGGCTGCGCAACCTGATAGCCGCCGGTCACATTGCCGCCGGCGAAGTTGATGAACGGAGCATAGAGGATGTTCGACCAGACGACCTTCGCGGATTCACCCAGTGCCATTTCTTCGCCGGAATCGGTGTCTGGTCATACGCGCTTCGACTCGCTGGCTGGCCTGACGATCGACCTGTTTGGACCGGTTCCTGTCCGTGCCAACCTTTCAGCGCGGCAGGCAAAGGACTTGGGTTTGCTGACGAGCGGCACCTTTGGCCAGCGTGGCACTGGCTCATCCAGGAGCGCGCACCTGCAACCCTCTTTGGCGAGCAGGTTGCAAGCAAGGACGTCGACCCTTGGATCGACCTTGTTTTCGATGACCTGGAAGCCTTGGGTTACGCCTGCGGGGCGACACCTTTCCCGTCTGCGGGCGTCGGTGCTCCGCACATCCGCGACAGAACGTACTTCGTGGCCGACGCCGACTACGCGCGATCACAAGGACGGAAGCGAGTGCGCGAACGTGCCGCTGAACGCGCTGCTGGGTCGGGTGGCTTGGTTGGCGTCATGGCCGACGCCGAACGCGGGCCCGCAGAACGACAACGACTCGACGTGGGAAGCGCGGCGAGCGGAGTGCGCAGCTCGTCACGGGAACAACGGCTTCGGGATGACGTTGGGAATGGCGGCGACGTTAGCCAGTTGGCCGACACCGACAGTCGCGGACGAGCGTCGAGGCGCAAAGGACGCTCGCCCGTGGGACACAGGTCGGCCGCTGAATCAGATTGCAGCGCTGGCGAGTTGGCCGACGCCAATGGCGGGCACGCCTGCGCAGAAGGGGTACAACGCCGCGGGCAACACGGACAGCAGCCGGAAGACGGTCGAGTTGAGCGTATCGAACCAGCCGGCCCGACTAACGGTTTCTGGCGAGCTGCTGACTGGCTGCTCTGCCGGGACGAAAAGTAGCGGCCAGTTAGACCCGGCTCATTCCCGCTGGCTGATGGGGCTCCCGCCCGAGTGGGACGACTGCGCGCCTACGGTAACGCGATCAACGCGCAAGCGGCAGCCGAGTTCATCCGCGCAGCTCGCGAAGCAATCGAACAATAGGAACCCGACATGAATACCACCACTACCAAGATCGCTGGAGAGGCTATGACGGATGAGCGCGCAACCTTCAAGGAATTTCGCGCGGCCCTGTTCCGGATGAACGACGCAAATATGCCCGTATCTGTCGCAGACCGCGTGATGATCCTAAGCAACGCCACATTTCTTCTGGACGAGTATGTTCGCGCCCTGCTTGCAAGCGGCTCTGCCTCGCCGACGTGTTGCGAAGGACGAGCACCCTCGCATGAATGCTGGGAGGAATGCGGAGGCACGAAAAAGCGCCCACAAGCCACCGCTCCCGCGCAACCGTGCGGTGACGCCGAGCAAGCAGACGCTCCGCAGGCCGTCGAGCAATGGCAGTTCCGCGTTAAAGACGTGGGTTCGCCGCTTTGGACGAACATCACGCATGCGGATGCCAATGAACTGAGCAGCAACCCGGCGTTCGAACTGCGCGCACTTAATCTCGTATCTCCCCTTCCGCGCGCCAGCGAGCAAGCAGACGAGGCGGTGAAGGATGATGTATTCGATTGGCTTGAAACAGAAGTCACCGCAATTTCGTGCCGCTATCACGGCGACCCGTCTTATGACCATGACGCCTACTGGATGCGAGATCGCGTCGTGAAGCTGATCGGAGAAGCTCGCAACACGTTCGCCGCGCGCGCAAAGGACAGCAAATGACCACGACAAATCACACTTCGCCGAGCGGTGAGGAACTGAAGCCGTGCCAAACGCTTAAGTCGATTGCAAAGACCCGACATGGCCATAGCAGCAGGCAAATAAATGGTGAGAAGGAGTCGCCCACATATCGATCATGGTTGGCAATGCGTAGCCGCTGCCGCCATCAAGGGCGTGATAACGCAGATCGATACAAGGATCGTGGGGTAACTGTTTGCGACAGATGGTCATCGTTTGACAACTTTCTTTTGGACATGGGGGTTCGTCCGGAAGGAATGACGCTTGATCGGTACCCCGACCCGAATGGCAATTACGAGCCAGGAAATTGCCGATGGGCGACAGCTAGGGAGCAGGCACGCAATACCCGCCGCAGCAAACTGACTCTGGAGACAGCGACAGAGGTCGCGTTTCTCAGGTTGCGCGGGATCGGATGCAAAGAACTGGCCGAACGATTCGGAATTAGCGAAAGCCTGCCGCGTGAGATTGTAAAAGGGCGTACGTGGCCCGATGCTCTCGCGGCAGCTAAACAGCGGTTGGAGGTGACGAATGACTAAAATTTTAAATTGCCCGTTTTGCGGTGGCTCAGCGCAATATGAGTTTGACGATACTCAGATTGCACCCTACGGGCACTATCACACGTGCAACCGATGCGCGACGACAACGGGCTCATACCCGAGTAAGTCCGGCGCTATCGAAGGATGGAACCGCCGCGCCGAGGCAAGCGACAAGCCTATTGGTGAGGACGCCGCAAATGGGGCAATTGGGGAGCGGGAAGCGCCACGCGAACAGACCAACACAACCGCGTTGCGAGCGCATGCCGCTAAGGGCTTTGGTGATGAATGCCTACTGCCTAAAGCCAGCGTGAAGCGCATCGCCGACGAGTTGGACTCGCTTCGCGCCGCACTCACCGCTGAAAAGGTGACAGCGGAGCCGGTGGCGTATGACATGACTTACACAAACGGGAACCGTAGCTTGGTCTACCCCAAAGAATTGGCGCACATCGAAAAAGCCCGAATCGTGACCGGTTATGTCGCAGCGCCGCTCTACGCCGCCGCGCAACCAGCACAGACACAGGCGGCGCTGACGGGCGAGCAGATCTGGCAGTCACTGAAGGACATCGCCGATAGTCATACCCACCCTGATGACGTTGTTGAAGCAGGACGCGCTCTTCTCGCCGCGCAACCTGTGAGCGGAGGGAAATCGTGAGCAAACTTGAATTGCCAACGCCGCAGTGCACGTACGCAGACCACTCATATCCGGCCTACTCGAAACAGCAGATGCTCGACTTTGCCGAGGCATCCCGCCGCGCGGCGCTTGAGGAAGCGGCGAGTGCCGCATTAAACGCCAGCCTGGATGCGATATGGGCGGATGGTCGATTAATGGATGCTCGCGAGGTCGGTTCAGCGTGCGCCGCCGCTATCCGCAAGCTCGCCAAGGAGACAAATAATGGTTGAAGACCTGATTAAACGACTTCGCCGTGCTGATCTGTCAGCGATCAACAAAGCGTGCGAGATCCTCGACGGCCTTCCGCAAGATGCCATCGACGGCGGCTGGACGGCGCGCGGTATCAGCGCGTATGCGAATAGGCTCGAAGGTCGCCTCACCGCCCTTGAGTCCGAGCGCGACGCTCTACTCGCGGCAGCAGGGAAAGAGGCGGTGAAGACTGTTGATTCCGACCTTGTGCTCCGCTGCCAGGAGTTGGAGGAACTCGCAACGCGAGGCGAGTCGGAGCAAACCGCACTGAATCGCTTGGCTGACACCTATCTACTCGATATTTCAGCCCACGATCGAAAGGCGATGGCGAGGAACCAGACCCACCACGAAGCGATGCGATTCGTTATATCTGCTGCCGCCGCTCCCACCGCCGCTCAAGGGGATGGAGACGGGCGGGATGCGTTGGAATACCCAAGCGAGTTCACCGATGACCTGAAGTGGATTCTCGGGCTGATGTGCTTCCAGTGCATTCCATACGCGCAGACGTTCCGCGCTGCCGGCGTTGAACTACCGACAAAGGCAGAGGCCGAGCAGGCATACACCCTGGACTGGTTGCTTCGGCGATACCTGAAAGACCCCGAGAACTGGCGAAAAACGGCGGTCGATGAAATGCGCGCCCTTTCTCAACAGAAAGCGGGAGAGCAGCAGTGAAAAACCAAAACCTGTCGCGATACAACAGCCAAAAAACGTACGTCCGTCTTTACGCGCTGATGAAGGACGGCAAACGGCGCACCATATTTGAAGCAGCGCGCGAGCTGGGTCTGACCGACGCGCCCATCTATTGCGCTGCGAAGAAACTGCGCGATGACGGAGATTTGCGAATTTGTTCCTGGAACATGAGCGAGGTCAACGGTCGCTTCATCGCGGTATGGCAGATCGGGAAAGGACCAGATGAACCTAAGCCTTCGCGCGAGGCATGGAAGCGTCCGAACCTCTCTGAAAACGAGCACGCGCGCCGGATAGCCGCAGAACTGGCACGGCCGGCGTTTCGTGACCCACTGGTCGCGGCGCTGTTTGGGGAATATGAGCGGAGAGCAGCATGAGCGAAATCGAACTGTTGGAGCGGGCAATCCAACGATATGCCGAGCGTCACCCCAGGCCGCCGCACGTCAACCAGAAGCAGGCAGCCGACATGCTGGGGGTTAGCGCGCGCACGATCCACAACATGATCAAGGCTGGCACGCTGAAGCTGAACCGGTGTGGACTGATCC